GATACTTGGGAAGAAGTTGTTGAAGCAGCTCGTGCGCTCTACGAGTTCACTAAGAATAGCAAACCAGAAACTACTCAAGAGGATAACAACTATGAGCCAACTGTTGACGAGCCTGAAACTGAAAGTCAAGAAACTGCTGAGTCTGATGAAAGTGAAAACGATAGTATTGATTCTAAATCTATGGATATTGAATCAAATGGCGATCTTACTTCTGAAGAAAATGATTCGGAAGTTGAAGAAGAAGTTGATGTAACAGGCAGCGACAGCTTTGACGAGCCTTCAGTTGAAACTGACGATGCCTTTCGCTCTAACGAAAAAGAACTACTCGATAAGCCTGACGAAAGTAAGACTGTTATCAATGGGATATCTTTCTCTGATGTAGAACAACTTGTAGTCGGTTATAAAGAAGTCTTTGCTTCTCGCGACGAGAAGGCTAAGGAAGTGCTCACTCACTATAGAATCCCTCACCCAACTCAAGAATCCGGATTTAAAGAAAGTTTCTCTAAGTTCATGAAAGAGACTGATAGAACTGTAGCGGTAATGGCAAAAGAGTTTGAAATGAAGAAAGCTGCGTTTCGATACTCTCGTGCCAAGGTATCTCGTTCAGGTTCTTTGGCTATGGATAAGGTTCACTCTTACAAGTATAATGACGATATCTTTGCTCGTAACTTAGTTATGGCTGATGCCAAGAACCACGGTATGATTATGTATGTTGATTACTCTGGTTCTATGGGGGATACTATAGGATCGGTACTTCGTCAGGTTATAAACCTAGCTACATTCTGTAAGAAAGTGTCAATTCCTTTCAGAGTTATGGGGTTTACTAATAACCATTCCAGAAGAGATTTTAGTAATGTAAAGACTAATATTGATCTAAGAAGTGTTGCTCTATTCGAACTAGTCACTTCTGACATGAACCGTAAAGACTTCAACCGTGCTATTTCCGATTTGTTTATTCTTTCGGGTCGTGATTCATACGAACGCTATCACTACTCTTCTGAGTATGAGCAAATGGGCGGAACTCCGTTAAATACCGTTATCCTTGCAGCAGTTCGTATTGGTCAACAGTTCAGAGCGAAGTATAACCTTGATAGACTAAACACCATATTCCTAACAGACGGCGCTAGTCAAGAGATTGAGCTTCAAAACTCTTGGGTTGGTTACGGTTCCACGCAGTACGTATATGATTCTGGTAAGAGAATTGAGATAGGTAAACGTCATAGAGAAACGCCACCTCTGATGAAGTACTATAAAGAAGCGACTGGTTCTACAGTTATTGGTTACTATGTTGCCGAACGTCGTTCTCATGCGTTAGACTTCTATAGAAGAATCGTTGGTGCTGATTGGTTTGAAGCGGATACTCTGGCTCGGTTGGCTATGAGAAATAAATCTGCCGTTGTTGATGAATGCCCTGGATATGATCGTATGTTTCTATTGAAAGGTGGTAAGAACCTTGATACAGATAATGAAGACTTTGAAGTGAAGTCTGGCGCTAAGAAAGGGGAGTTGACTCGACAGTTTAAGAAGTTTACTGGCTCTAAGAAAACCAACCGAGTCCTTACTACTAAATTCGCGGAAATCGTGGCTTGATATAACAAAACGGTATAAAAAAGTTTTAAAAAAGACTTTACATACCGTTCCTTTTGTAGTATAATACCTGTATTGAATTGATTGAGAGAATATACATTATGAATAACTTTACTCCGTTTCTAAAAGAACTTGCTGCTCGTTACCCTGACCAGACCACTTTCCGTAATGCTGAGATGAACATTGTAGCCAAAGCTCTTGGGTATACCAATGGATCAATATACGATAAGATGCTTGATAAAACGACTGATCGTATCTCTCGTGGCGTCTGGAACCTAGAATCTAAGTTGGCACCTTTCCGCCGAATCGAAGGTGGTCGCGCTTTCGAAACAGCTCCTGCCCCTGCTATGACTTCTTCTGTTCAATCTATCTCGAACGATGAAATCTATATCCCAGAAACTGATCCTACTTATGTTTCTTGGGGCAACTTTAAAGACCTTCGAATGATTATTGAATCTCGTATGTTCTACCCGACCTTTATTACTGGTCTATCTGGTAATGGTAAAACAATGATGGTTGAACAGGCATGCGCTAAACTGAATCGCGAGTATGTTCGTGTTCAGGTAACTCCCGAAACTGACGAAGACGATTTGATTGGTGGATTCCGCCTAATTAATGGCGAAACTGTTTTTGTTAAAGGTCCGGTTATCAAAGCAATGGAAGCAGGTGCTATCCTACTGATCGATGAGATCGATCGTTCTTCTAATCGCTTAATGGCTTTACAAGGCGTTCTAGAAGGTAAACCAGTTCTGATTAAAAAGACTGGCGAAGTTGTTAAGCCTAAAGACGGGTTCAATATTATTGCTACTGCGAATACAAAGGGACAAGGTTCTGATGATGGTAAGTTCGTATCTGCTACTATTATTGACGAAGCGTTCCTTGAGCGTTTCTCGATTACGGTTGAACAGCCTTATCCTTCAACTGCGATTGAAAAGAAAATCGTCCTGAACCATATGGATAAGTATGGTCGCAAGGACGAAGACTTTGCTGTTAACCTGACCACTTGGTCGGATATTATTCGCAAGACCTACGTTGACGGTGGTGTTGATGAAGTTATTTCTACTCGTCGCCTATGCCACATTGTTCAAACTTTCGCTATCTTTAAAGATAAAGAGAAAGCGATTGACCTTTGTATCAGCCGTTTTGATGAAGATACAAAAGAAGCTTTCAAAGACCTATACTCAAAGGTTGATGCGAGCGTTGGGAACCCTGTCCCCGAAGCTGGTCAAGAAAGTACCACTTCAGTTGACGATATTATAAATGACATTTTCTAAGGAGATTATATGAGCATTGATTATAAGTTTAGAGAAGATGAGTTGCTTGATGAAATTAAGAAATACATCGACTCTACTTATGGAGCCCACTATGGTGGTAGTAAGATTCAGACCTCGGAGGTTATTGTAGACCGAGGTCGAGGGATGGGATTCTTCCTTGGTAACGTGGATAAATACTCTAACCGTTATGGTCAGAAGGGTAGTATCGAAGATTATCGAAAGGATCTATTGAAGGTAATACACTATGGATTACTTTCGTTATATGAGCACGACAGATTACACAAAGGAACTGATGCCTTAGATTCTGCCGAGCGTGAATGTGAAGAAACTGTTCAAAATTATTTTAAAAAATAAGAGAATAAAGCTTTACTTTAGTGATGTAGTATAGTATAATACTTGTATTGAAATTAGGAGATTGTAATGAAACTATCAAATGAAACCTTTAACGTGCTTCGCAACTTCGCAAGCATTAATCCAAACTTAGTAGTCCGTGAAGGTTCTACTATTAAAACCATTGCCGAGAGTAAGACAGTCCTTTCTTCTGCTGAAGTTCCGGACGTGTTCCCTCAAGAATTTGGTATCTATGACTTAAACTCTTTCTTAACCGTTGCAGGTATGATTGATGATCCGGAGTTTACTTTTAACGAAAGCTCTGTCACCATTTCTAATGATGACGGTTCGCAGTCTTTTGAGTATTTCTTCTCGGATGCCTCTATCTTGACCAGTCCGTCTAAAGACATTACTATGCCACCTAGTGTAGTGAAGTTTACTTTGACCGACTCTCAGATGGCAGCTATTCGTAAAGCAGCTACTGCTATTGCTTGTACGGATGTGGTGATTATTGGTGAAGAAGGTTCTACTGAAGCAACTGTTGAAGTAACTGATGTTAAAGTATCTACTGCCAACACCTTTAAAATGAAACTTGGTACGATTGCTGCTCGTCCTGACGAAGCATTCAAACTAGTATTCAATATCAATAACTTTAAGTTCTTGCCAGGAAACTTCGATATTTCCGTATCGTCTAAGCTCATCTCTGAGTTCAAAAACGACGATGCGAAAGCGACATATTGGGTTGCCCTTGAAAAGACATCNACTTTCGGAGCGTAATACTATGACTAAATATATTCTCNCACTTAATGCTGAAACNNCAGATACCGATTATGGTGANGNNGNNTGGGCAGATATCTCTCATCGTACAGCGGTGGCTGACGCTGAAGATTTAGAAAATGCGTTCATCAAAATCGCAAAAGCAATGGGATATGAAGATTATCTCGTAACAGTAACTTTAAAACTCTAACTTAAATAGGAAAATATCATGAGTGAAGTAAACCAAGAAGCACAACAAGAAATCCAACTAGGTGTTCAAGACCTAGCAGCTGCGGTACAGATTATCGATATCTGTTCAAAACGTGGTGCCTTTGAAGGTGCTGAATTAGAGCAAGTTGGTGCTGTTCGTTCTCGTTTTGTTGCTTTCTTACAAGCAAATGCCGAGCAAGAAGAACAAGCTGAAACTGAAGAAGTAACTGAAGAAGCTGCGGAATAATCCGTAGCTTTACCTTTCCCCATATTAGGAGTTTATTATGAGCATTGTAGTCCCAACATCTGAAGCCGATCGTAAGAAAATCCGTGACGCTGTAACCGAAATCTCTTCATCTATGCTACGTACTGAGTCAGAGCGTGATCTCCAGAAGGAAATCTGCGCAAAGATTAAAGACGAAATTGGCTTAGACCCTAAGTATCTTAAGAAACTTGCTACTGTATATCACAAGCAAACGTTCGTAAATGTACAGGAAGAGAACGAAGGTTTTGAAACCCTTTATGAGGAAATCGTTAAGTGAGCGATATCTTCGACTTCGGCTTTACCGCTGTAGACGAGACCGAATTAGAAGCAGTACAGCAAGCCCAACAAGTTGCCAACGAAACGTCTTCGACGGCAACTGAGTTGGAAGAGAAAGTCAATAAGTTATATAACACGATATTACCACTGTTATCTAACCTAAAGAAGAATCCCGAAAAGGATTATATCTATTGGCCAAACCGAGTTGAGAAGGTGGATCAGTTTGAAGACCTTCTAAACAAAATTGTTAATGAGTAAGGATATATTATGTTACTACCAGATATTACATTTTACATGCGCGAGCGTGATGAAACAATCGAAGGCGATAACCCTTTTAAGTGGGTATACAATACCTCTAAAGACCTATTTGCGGGCAAGAAAGTTTTAATCTTCGGATTACCAGGAGCATTTACTCCTACTTGTTCTAACTCTCAGCTTCCAGGTTATGAAGCTATGTACAACCAATTCCTAGAATTAGGTATTGACGAAATCTATTGTACTTCGGTAAATGATTCTTTTACTATGTACCAGTGGGCGCAAAGTCAAGGTATCAAGAATGTTCGTATGCTCCCTGACGGTAATGGCGAATTCGCTGCAGGTATGGGCGTATTGGTCGACAAATCTAATCTTGGGTTTGGTAAACGTTCATGGAGATATGCTGTAGTTGTTGATAATCTAGAAGTCGTAAACTACTTTGAAGAAGATGGTATTATGGATAACTGCCCTGCGGATCCGTACGAAATCTCTTCGCCAGAATATGTAATAGAATACTTAAAAGGAGCACAATAATGGAATTAAATGATATCGTAACAGTCGTCGCTATCTCTGGCGAGTACGTAGGTAAATACAAATCTTCTACTGATGGGACTATTACATTAGAAGATCCTCGTATGTTAATCACCAACGAAAGTGGTATGGGGTTTGCAGCTGGTATCGCTGTAACTGGTGAAGCTGACCCTCGCGAAGTGACTTTCGGTCAGTTTGTGTTTGTAGTAGACACAAATATGGAAGTGCAGAAAGCTTATCGCCAAGCAACTTCGGGTATTATTATTTAAAATAATACTTTACTTTATTATGATTATGGGGTATAATATGAACAACTTGTTAAATCAAGATACACCCGACCTCTGCTTTTGCGATAAGTGCTCATCGTGGAAGCCGAGGGATCAGTTCTACTTGAAGTCTCCTCGGGATCGAAAGTTCCCAGGAGATATTCGCCAAAGTTCTGGTTGTAAAGATTGTTATCTTGCTAACAACGGAAAGGTTCGGTTGGAGAAGTATTCCTACGAGCCGACCAATACGTTAGAAATGTTTTTAAATAATGGAGAAAGTGAATGTCAAACCAAGAATTCTTATTCGTTGAAAAGTACCGCCCTAGAACTATTTCTGAAACGATTCTCCCGAAATCGTTAAACAAAACCTTCTCTGAGATTGTTAAGGGTGAAGAACTCCCTAATATGATATTCTCAGGAACGGCTGGTGTAGGTAAAACTACAGTTGCCAAAGCCCTATGTAATGAACTTGAACTTGACTATATCATTGTCAATGCTTCAGAAGATGGCAACATCGATACACTTCGTAATAAGATCAGGCAGTTTGCTTCTTCTGTATCTTTACAAGGTGGTTATAAGGTAGTTATCCTNGATGAGGCTGATTATCTAAATGCCCAATCTACTCAGCCAGCACTTCGTGCCTTTATCGAAGAGTTCTCTAACAACTGCCGTTTCATTCTTACTTGTAACTTCAAGAATAAGATCATTGAACCGCTACACTCTCGTTGTTCAGTATATGAGTTCGGTATCCCTAAAGAAGAAAAGCCTGCTATTGCCGGTGAGATCTTCAAGCGTGTTTGTCATATCCTTGAGACTGAATCTATTGAGTACGATAAGAAAGCTGTTGTTGAATTGGTACAAAAGCACTTTCCGGATTTCCGTCGAGTACTTAATGAGATTCAGCGCTATTCCTTATCAGGTAAGATTGATGCGGGTATCCTTGTAAACCTAGCTGACGATAACTTCAAAACTCTTATGGGTTATCTGAAAGCAAAGAACTTCAAAGGTATGCGTTCTTGGGTTGCTAACAATTCTGACCTAGATTCATCGGTTATATTTCGTAAGATATTTGACCAGTGTAAGGACTTTATGTCAGCTGAGTCTGTAGCTGCTACTGTATTAATCCTTGGTCGTTACCAGTATCAAGATGCGTTTGTTTCTGACCACGAACTAAATACAGTTGCTTGTTTAACCGAAATTATGATCGATGCGGAGTGGGTGTAATGGATACTATCATTTACGACTTTGAAACATTAAGTCAGGATCCTATCAGAGGTGCTGCGATTAACTTGGCATTACTATCTTACGACGAAACTCGTTTGTATTCTGATAATCCGTACGACTACGAAGAACTTCTACGTGAAACTCGATATATCAAATTTGATGTTGAAGAGCAGGTAGAAATCTACAACCGTAAGATTGATCCGGATACCCTTGCTTGGTGGTCAAAGCAACCAGCCGAAGCTCGTGCTGTACTTAAACCTTCTGATGAAGATAAGTCTATTACAGAGTTCAACCAGTTCTTGTTTGATAACATTAACTTTACAACTCTTAAGAGAGCATATACTCGTGGTAATACTTTTGATCCTATCTTGCTTCGCGAACTACTAGAAGCAGTTGGTGAGAAAGACCCATTCCCTTTCTGGATTGTTAGGGATACACGTTCTACTATCGACGGTATGGCTTTTGGTCATAAGATAAAGAACACCTTTATTCCTGAAGGCTTGGAAGAAAAGTTCATTGCCCACGATTGCCGTCATGATATCGTAATGGATGTTATGCGTATGCAGTCCTTGGCTCAAGCTCTACGAGGTTAATATGAGTCCATTTGATTATATAACTGCGGTGACTCAATCTAAGAAAGACCTATTAAGCGAAGACCCTAACGGCGATAAGAACTACAAGAAAGTTGCCTTCATGGTAAACCGTGGATTGAGTCAACACTTAGAAACCATTTTACACGCAAATGAGATGAACATAAACCACCACTTGGACGGTTCTCTTCAATTTCAATATCTTATAAATAGTATTAGAAAGAAGAAACTCTGGGGAAAATGGGCGAAAGCCGATGATAACCAGGATATCGAATTGGTAAAAGAATATTATGGATATAGCGACGAAAAAGCTCGTGATGTTCTTAAATTACTAACTAATGACCAACTTATTGAATTGAAGAAAAGGGTGTATAAAGGTGGAACAAGAAAACCAACAAATTGAGTGGACGCCAGCGGTAATGCTTGAAGTGCTACTCAACGAACCTGACGATTTCCTGAAAGTTAGAGAAACACTAACTCGTATGGGTGTAGCGTCTAAGAAAGAAAACAAGCTATTTCAGTCTTGTCATATTCTACATAAGCAAGGACGATACTTCATCGTTCACTTTAAAGAATTGTTCTTACTTGACGGCAAACCTTCTAACCTGCTAGAGAACGATATTCAACGTAGAAACACAATCGCGACATTGTTGTCGGATTGGGGATTAATAACCGTGCTTGATAAAGAGCAGGTTAATAACGTTGCTCCTCTGCGTCAGGTTAAGGTTATCCCTCATAGAGAAAAGTGTGAATGGGAACTTTGCCCTAAATATAATATCGGAAATGTAAAATAAAGCTTTACTTCTTGATTGAAGTAGGTTATAATTGAACCTTATTTGATAAATAGGAATATATTATGAATGGTACACGTAAAGAATTTGTATTAGGTATGCTTTTTGTAGTAGCAGTATCTATTATCTTCGAGACATTTCGGGCTAGATTAGACCTCGGCGCTGCCCCATGGTATCTGGTCTTCGCTTCTATCGTTTCGTTTGGATATTGTGCATTCTACCTAATCGAAGCTGTCGTAGACCTTAAGAAGTCTATGACACGATATAAATAGTTTAGTCCCACTACCTTGGGATCGAGCCTGAGTATGCTCCCAAACTACTCACTACAACTTAACTGAGAAAGAATGCCGAATGGTTCGGGTTCATAATTCTCAATCTTGCTTTAATATTAAGGAGATACACAATGACTAACGTAAATGTCAAATCACTATTCCCACGTTCAGCTTTTGTTGGATTCGATCATCTATTCGATGAGCTAGACCGAGTCGCAAGGCACGCAAACGATAACTACCCTCCTCACAATATCGTCAAGTTCGACGATACGACTTATCACGTCGAATTAGCAGTTGCTGGTTTTGCTGAGAATGAGTTACAAATAGAAGTGAAGGATCGCTCTCTATACGTTCGCGGTGAACATAAGAATAGGGGTCGGGAGTATATTCATAAAGGAATATCTGCTAAGAAATTTAACCGCACCTTCCGATTGTCGGAGTACGTGGAAGTCAATGGAGCTAATCTAACAGACGGAATCCTTGCCATAGAGTTGAAGGTAATCGTCCCAGAAGAAAAGCGTCCTCGTCAAATTGATATCAATTCAAACAGTCGAGGAATTACTAATGACTATCAAACAAAAGACCCAGAGTTTCTACGAGAAACAGGAAACTAACCCTACAAGCAAGGGGGGTTATTAATGAAGACTCGCTTAGATAAGTATGGCGAAATCGGATTAATAACCCTAACTATGGTTGGAGTGCTTTTTGCTTTCCAACCATTGCTTTAAGGTTAAATAAAGGACTATAAGCTATGGCTGGTACTAATACTATCAGCCACTTGCTTGGTTACTGGAACCAGCGCAAGACCAAAACTATTACACACACAAACATACGAAGGACACTATTATGTCAAACAAAAACCCATTTGAAATCCGCACAGAAATCCTATCTATGGCTAAAGATTACCTTGATAAACAAACTCAAATGAACCTTGAGATTACAACCAAGCTATTCGAAGTTGGCCAGAAGAACGCCGAAGAACTAAGGGAAGCAATGACTCCATATACTATGGATGAGCTTATGGACAAAGCAAAGGAAATGTATTCGTTCGTTTCTAAGAAGGATTAATCTANGTGGCCATATACCAAGGAAGAAAATGACAGCCTTAGTCAATGCGGTTGCGAGGAGGGTGAATACAATTCATATAAAGAGATGTGCGAGCATCAAGAAGAGTTGACCGAATCCCTTAACCAAAATGATGAGGAAGAATAACTTCTTTCAAAAATAAATACAAACCCCTCTCCTCGAGGGGTTTACTTTCTGCTCTAGATATAGTATAATACCCTATTGATAATGAAACGAGGTTGAACACTTTTGAAATTCTACACTAATGTGTCTAGGTTCGGTAATAGCTTACTTGTTCGTGGCTACAAAAACGGACACAAGTTCCAAGACCGAGTCAATTTCGCCCCAACGCTATTCGTCCCATCGGAGAACGGCGATTGGAAATCCTTAGACGGTACTAAGCTTGCTCCTGTTGAACTTGATTCTATGCGCGAAGCAAAAGACTTCATGGCGCAGTATGGCGATACGTCTAACTTTAAAATCTATGGCAATACTAACTACATCGCCCAGTACGTCCAGCAACAACACCCAGGAAATATCGAGTTTAACCGAGATAACATCAACGTAACAACTATCGATATCGAGGTTGCTTCAGATGAGGGATTCCCTCAGCCACGCGAAGCCAACTATCCTGTAATATCTATTGCTTTAAAGAATAACATTGATAACGTTTACTATGTTTGGGGTCTTGATGACTTTGATGTTAGTAAAGCGTTGATGAAAGACTATGAAGTAATCTATTACAAGTGCGAGTCCGAAGCTCATCTCCTAATGAACTTCGTAAACCATTGGTCTTTACCTAAGAATATGCCCGACGTTGTTACTGGCTGGAACTCTACTCTATTTGATATTCCTTACCTTGTAAACCGTATGTCTCGTATTATCGGTAATGATATGGTTAAGAAACTATCTCCTTGGGGTAAAATCAACGAGCGAGAAGTCAAGTTGATGAACCGAGTTGAGCAGAAGTTCGAGTTGGTTGGTATTGAACTCCTAGATTACCTTGACCTGTATAAGAAGTTTACTTACTCTGCAGAAGAGTCGTATAAACTAGACCATATCGCTCACGTTGTACTCGGCGAGAAGAAGTTATCGTACGAAGAACACGGCAACCTTTATACTCTTTACAAAGAAGATCACCAGAAGTTTATCGACTATAACATCAAAGACGTTGAGTTGGTTGACCGTATGGAAGATAAGATGGGGTTGATTACCCTTTGTATGACTTTGGCTTATAAAGCTGGGGTAAACTATTCTGAAGCATTTGGTACAACTGGTATCTGGGATACTTACATCTATCGTGTATTACATGAAGATAAGGTAGCTCCGCCACCTAAACAAGATAACTTCAAGGCAGACTTCCCAGGTGGTTATGTTAAAGCTCCTCGGGTTGGTCGTCATTCTTGGGTAGTTTCTTTTGATTTAAACTCACTATATCCGCATTTGATTATGCAGTATAATATGAGTCCTGAGACTATCGTACAAGAATCCACCACTGGCGTTACTGTAGATAATGTACTTAACCTACAAAAGCCTGATTCAGTTCGACCTGATTGTACAATGGCTGCTAACGGTTCGCATTACCGCAAAGACGTTCGTGGAGTTATACCTAAACTCGTTGAAGATATGTATGCTGGTCGTAAGGTTGTTAAGAAGGAAATGCTCAAATACGAGCAAGAACTACAGCATGCCGATAAGAACGATAAGAAAGAAATCTACCGATTAGAAAAGTCTATCACTACACTTGACAACGAGCAGATGGCTCTTAAGATCATGATGAACTCACTTTATGGTGCTATCGGTAATCGTTGGTTCAGATACTATGACCTTCGTATTGCTGAAGGTATTACTCTATCTGGTCAGTTATCTATTCGTTGGGCAGAGAAAGCTGTAAACAATTTCATCAATAAGATACTAGGTGTAACTGGTAAAGATCACGTTATCGCTATCGATACTGACTCGGTCTACATTGACTTCGAGCCGTTGGTTAAGCACTTAAACTGGGATAAGAAACCAAAGGAAGATGTCGTTAAGTTGATTGACAAAGTATGTTCCGACCAGTTTGAACCTATGCTAGAACGTTCTTATGAACAGCTTGCTGAGTATATGGACGCATATGAGAATAAGATGGCCATGGCTCGTGAAGCTATTGCCGATGCTGGTATCTGGACTGCTAAGAAACGATACATACTAAACGTACACAACAACGAAGGTGTTCAGTATTCTAAACCAAAACTGAAGATAATGGGTATCGAAGCTGTTAAGTCGTCGACTCCTATGTCTTGCCGTGATGCGTTGAAGGCGTTGTTTAAAGTAATCGTATCTGGCACTGAGAAAGATACCCAAACTGCTATCGCCCAATTCAAGGAACACTTTATCAACCTTCCTCCCGAAAAGGTTGCGTTTCCTCGTGGGGTTTCTAAGGTTACTGCTTGGGAAGATAAGACTCTCGTGTATAAGAAAGGGTGTCCTATTCACGTTCGTGGTGCTATCCTATATAACAAAGCATTATCTGATAACAACCTTAAACGGTATCAGACGATACAAGATGGCGAGAAGATTAAGTTCTGCTATCTTAAAACACCAAATCCTATCAAGGAGAATGTGATTGCGTTTCCGGAGTACTTACCGGAGGAGTTGAAGCTCCATAAATACATTAACTATGACCTTCAGTTTGAGAAGGCATTCCTAGACGTTGTTCGTCCGATATTGGCTGCGATCGGTTGGAACGAAGAAGAAACAGTAAGCCTTGAGGATTTTTTCGCATGAGTGTAGACCTACACGTAACAAACTACCAGAAAGTAAAGAATTTTATGAACGCATTCGGACAAGAGGTTAAGACTTCTCCCGAGTTTCCTTCTCTTGAAGTACAAGCACTTCGTATTGACCTTATCAAAGAAGAACTTGATGAATTGATAGAAGCTATGGCTGAGAAAGATATTGTTGAAGTTGCCGATGCCATTACTGATATTCTATATGTCACGTATGGAGCAGCTGCTGCCTTTGGTATCGACGCCGATGCTTGCTTCCGTGAAGTACAACGTTCTAATATGTCAAAGCTGGGTGAAGACGGCAAACCTATCTACCGCGAAGACGGCAAGATATTAAAAGGTCCGAACTATTCAGAACCGGACTTAAAAAAGACTTTACTTTCTCAGATAGGTATAGTATAATAGGCGCTGTTAAACAGGAGAACATTATGGAATTAGTTAAGTTTGGTGGATACGAGTGGCAAAAGTACGTTGGCTCTGAAGGGCAAGACGTCTACGTTGCTATGTTCGTAGTCGACCAAGATGAGTTATTAGGTAAGTATGCCGATGAAGGCTCGTACGATATCTTAATCGATAGCGATGCGGACTTCTACTTACCGCCTGAGTGTGATATGACAGAAGCAACCAATTGTAATAATGAATGTATTGGTTGTATCGGCGAAGATCGTGTTGCNTTCAAGTTTAGAAAGGGTGTGTTCACTCAAGACGAACAGAACGGTGCGTTCGAAGGGTTATTCTCGGCAGCAGCTGAATCTAATAACCGTGGTATGGCTGCGGGTCCACGTGCCGAGAAGTCTGGTGGTCGTGATTGGGTTACTCCTTTCCAACGTGACCTTCTTGATTACTATATGGACGGTTCGCCTCAAAGTGTTATGGGTGGCGATCCGATCGAAGAGATAATCGAGAAACATAAAACCGCCCAGTACGAAACACGTGGNGAGGTATGGCTTCGCTCTAAGATTGAATCAGAGTTTGGNGTCTATGACAACTTCTTCTCAGTTGCCGAGAAACGTCTTGCCGAGCTTGATGTTAATGATGCTCGCTCCTATGCCAAGAAGTTACACGAAACAATGATCTCTGATACTTCTTATGCTACGCCGTTGTGGTCTGGTATTACTGGTTTCTATGGTCGTTATCCTCGTATTCCGTATGGTCGAGCAACTTCCCACGTTGAGCATAACCGTACTGAGTTTGAGAAGTGCTATCCGTTTGCTCGTAAGTTAGATAAGACTATGGCTGACTTGATGCCAGTTCGTTATGAAGCTCAGAAGAAGTGTGCCGACCAAGTTGATAAGAAGTTCTTAATTGGTGAAGATACTACCTTTACAACCGTAACAGTTAACACTACTATGAAAGACCGTAATGCTCGTATGGCTTGCCATCGCGACGCTGGTTCTTTGAACGAAGGGTTTTCTAACTTGACGGTAATCTCTCCTGAAGGTAAGGATTGGAAGGGTGGTTACTTAGTTGCTCCGGAAGTTCGTGCTGCGATTAATGTTCGTCCAGGCGATTTGCTACTGATCGACAATATGAGAGTTATCCACGGTAACACGCCTATCGATGCTCCCGAATCAGGTGAAGATGACTTACTACGTATGTCTCTTGTATTCTATTTCCGCGAAGATATGTTAAATCTAGGCGACTGGGATTATGAGCAACTACGTCGTAAGTTCGTTGACGACCGTAGATTGAATAAGGAACATCCTCACTGGCGCGAGCGTTGGAATGGGGTATCTCCTGGAATGTGGCATAGCCAAGAGTGGTTTGATTACCTAATTGAGAATGGCGGTAGGGAAATGGCTGAACGTAATGACCCAGACGCCTTAGTTGAACAAGCAAGTTTGGAGGACTTCTTTTAATGAGAATTTTAATTCCTACATATATGCGTGAAGATAATCAACGTTGTTGGGATAATATGCCGGAGTCGGTTCGTTCGCGAACCACTCTGTGTACTCGTTCTGACCGAGTTGATGTTTTGAAAGAAAACTATCCCGATGCTGATGTTCTAGATATCGGTATGACTGATGGTATTGCTGATGTTCGCCAGCGTCTGGTTAATCTGGGCAATGGCGAAAAGATTATGATCATTGACGACAACTGTACGTTTATGTATCGTGACGAAGAAATGAAACTCAAGAAGATGGAGACTGAAGAGCAGTGGTTCGAGATGCTTTCTATGGTTGAGGAAGAACTCGATAACTATGCTTGGGTTGGTATCTCAGACCGTGCGGGTAACAACCGTATCGAGGAAGATCTAGTTGAGATTACTCGTTCATATTCTTGTTATGGTATTAACACTCAGATGTTTAATGACAATGACATCAGCTTTGATGGTATGTGGAGTAAAGATAAAAATATAAAGCTTTTTGAAGATTTTTACGCTATACTATCACTATTGAAGGCTGGAATGAAGAATGCTGTTATATACAAGTATGCGTTCAACCACCCTCATGGCAAACCTGGAGGCAACTCTACGTTTCGTAATGGAGAACTACAAGAATCTTGTTACCGAGCGTTACAGCGTGAGTTCCCTGGAGTTGTTAAACTGACTGTGAAAGAAAATGCTTCTTGGACTACTGATGAAGGTTCTACTACTCGTGTAGAAGCAATTATCAGTTGGAAGAAAGCTTTTATCGATAGATCTGGAGCTACATTAGATGAATTCTTTGGTTAATCTCGTTATTCCTGCGGCAGGGTCGGCTACTCGACTCCGCCCTTTATCAAGCAACACTTCTAAGATTATGGTTCGTGTAAACGGTAAACCATGCTTAGACTATATCGTAGAACAGGCACGTAAGACTGCTAACATCAACGAGATCGTTATCGTTGACGGGCAGTTTGATGATGTGCGCGATTACTGTTCTGTTAAACATCCGGATATTAAGTTCGTAAAGCAAGGCGACCTACTCGGTCCACGTCATGCTATTATGAAAGGTGTTAACGAACTATCTTGCCCCGATCTACCACTCGTTGTTTGGTTAGGTGATGCGATTATCCTTGAAGAAGATATGCCTTTTGGTACGGACTTCTTGTTGGCTAAGTCTGCTGACGATCATTCTAACTGGTGTATGTGGGACGGTAGTAACTTCTTCAATAAACCCGATAACTCTATAGCTAATGCTGATGCTCTTGTTGGTCTGTATTCCTTCAATGACGGTTTAGAAGCTAAAGAGGCATTCAACTATGCTTCTGGTTATGAAATCTCAGAAGCGCTCGAGAACTATAATGCTGGGAATTACACCAAGGTAATGACTAACAAGTGGTACGATATTGGTGAACTCCCTTCGTATTACAAGACTTGTGCTGCTCTATTAAACCTAAAGTCTCGTGCGTTTAATACAATGGAATATGATCCTGAGCTTGGTACAGTTCGTAAGTCTCCGGACTATCATGACGCAGAATCAGTAACAACTATTAATCGAGAGAAAGGTTGGTATAAATGTTTGAACCAAAACCAATCTATGTTTGTCCCTAGAGTATTTGATACTGAATGTGACATTGTAATGTCGTATGAGTCTGGTACGTTACTATCCGACCTTATGTTATATGAGAACCTATCTGCTTCAGCTTGGGAATACATTATTGATAAGTTATTCCGATTGAAGACTAAGTTCTTTAATGACAAATGTGAAGATAGGGAGTTCTTGGGGGAGTTCTCTAAACTTTCTAGAGCTATGTGGTTCGATAAAACTGTTAGTAGAATTGATGAGAAAAACTACTTTACTTCTTCTACAAAAGATAGTATAATAGCTATTGCTGTCGAATGTCATCGTCACAGCCGTCCTACTTCTGGTATGCATGGCGATTTACATTTTGGCAATATTCTGTACAATCAGCAAACTGACCAGATTAGGTTAATTGACCCTCGAGGTGGATACGGTGAACACGAAGGTATATATGGTGACAACCTATATGACTGGTGTAAACTAGCGCACGACTTGTATCATGGCTACAACGCAATGGTTTCTAATGTTCCTCATAATCAGGACGTTAAAGATATCTTTGTTCGTAAACTCCGTGAGTACGGTTTGCCAGTTGACCTAATCTTGGGTGGCGGTTTATTATTGATCGCTACTTGTATTCCTTTACACTATGACGATTCTGGAAGACAAGAACGTTTTATTGACTACGTGGGCGATAACATTGAAAAGTATAGTATTTGATTTAGATGATACAATCTGTTTCCCTAATCATGATTGTAAGGATTCGGTGAGTAAGTATTACGAAGCTGCTCCCAACTCTAGTATCATTCGAAAGATGAGAGAATTGAAAGAAAATGGTTATCACATAATCATAAGCTCGGCTCGTCGAATGGTCACTCATAAGGGGGATATAGATATGATACTTGATGATGTTGGTGAGTTGACAGAGCGTTGGTTACATAAACACTCTGTACCATATGACCAACTTATCTTCGGTAAACCTTATTCTTCGACATACTACGTTGACGATAAGGCTATGAACTTAGAAGAATTTCTAAGAAAAGACTTTACTTAGAAGCGATTCTATAGTATAATAGGATACATTATGATATACTCTTTGACAATCTTTAAAAGCATATTCGATAACAAAACGCATAAGCGCATGGACTTCGACAGCTGGGATAAACTCGAGGAGCTACTATATAAACTATCTGCCTTGCCTTATAAAAGTAAGAAAGATGCTCAATTGTTTTCGCCAGCCACGTACCAGCCTGACACTACTCGTTCGAATAAGAACGTTGATTGTTGGGCTGGTTGGGCTGCAGTAGACGTTGACGAGCATGAGTTCGGTGGCGACCTTCGTTCGGAACTGTGCGAGAAATACGGTGAATACTATTTTGTCTGCTATTCTACAGCCAGCAGCACCGTAGGGAAACCAAAGTTTAGACTAGTGTTTCCNCTCGAAGAAGCAGTTCCGCAAGGTAAGATACGCCATTTTTGGTTTGCTCTGAATACCCAGTTAGACTCTATTGGGGACAAACAGACTAAAGACCTGAGCCGTATGTACTATATCCCTGGAAGTTATGCTGGCGCTGATAACTTCATATTCACCAATAAGGGTAAGTTCATCAAACCAGCCGAACTCATGAGTCGTCACCCATTTACCGAGCCAAGCGGTAGTAAATCTTTCTTGGAGAGGTTGCCACCTGAACTTCAGCAACAGGTTATAGCTCATCGCAAATCGCAATTACCTAATAAGGATAAGTATTCTTGGACTGGTTTGCGCGATTGCCCTTTCGTTTCTAAACGAATACTAGATGAGTATAAGTCTATTACTGAAACAGGTTGGTATCATAAAATGTATCAGTTTATGGTCTCTGTTTCTTTTAATGCTATTCGAAGCGGATATCCTATCTCGGATATTGAACTCGAGAAGCTGGCAAGGGAACTAGACCTACAAACTGGAAATTGGTACGAGAAGCGACCCATACTCGGTGAAGCAAACTCTGCCCTAAACTATGCTTATAAAAACAGTGAGGTATAAATAATGTTTGAAGCAATCAAAAGGTTCTTCATGGAGCGTGTATTCTTTGAAGAAGCTCCAAAACCTGATCTAACCAGTATGACTAAAGCGGAATTGAGAGATTACGCTGAAGGCTGCGGGATCAAACTCCCACAACGTATCAATAAAGACCGCATGATACACATAATCAAGAAAGAGGTATAAATGGCTATTTTCAAAAAGAAAAAGGCAAAGTCGAAGGCAAAGAAGGTTGAGGCTGTAGTCGAGACGACCACTACTGAAGAAGTAGAAGTTAAAGTCAAGAAAGCTCCAAAACCAAAAGAAGTTGACCTAAGTACAATGTCTATCAAAGAACTATATGCTCATGCCAAGGAAAAGGAAATCTCGTTACCACGTGGATTATCCCCTCATGAAGCTCGTAAGATTATTATAAAAAAATCTTAAATAGTTCTTTACTTTTACTTTGTTATGCGGTATAATATGCGTTGTTACTTAATTGGAGATTTGATATGAGTTTAATGTCTAAACTAAAGAAAAACTCGAAGGTTAAAGAGTCAGCTACCCTAGCTGATTCTGCCTTCTTTAATCAGAAGGACGTTATTCCTACTGACGTTCCTATGATGAATGTTGCCTTATCTGGCGATATTGATGGCGGTGTTACGTCTGGTCTAACGGTACTAGCTGGTCCGTCTAAACACTTCAAAACATCGTTTGCTTTAAAGATGGCAGCTGCTTATCTTAAGAAGTATCCCGATTCTATTATGTTGTTCTACGATTCTGAGTTTGGTTCTCCGCAATCATACTTTGAGCAGTTTGGTATTGACACCTCTCGAGTATTACATACACCTATCAAGGACGTTGAAGAATTAAAGTTTGACCTTATTGGTCAGCTTAACGAGCTAGAGCGCGACGATAAAGTCGTAATCGTAATTGACTCTATTGGTAACTTGGCTTCTAAGAAAGAATTAGAAGATGCTATCAATGAGAAGTCGGTGGCTGATATGTCACGAGCCAAAGCATTGAAAGGTCTGTTTCGTATGACGACTCCATACCTTACAATGAAGAATATCCCTTTGTTAGCTATTAACCATACATACAAAGAGATGGGCTTGTTCCCTAAAGACGTTGTTTCTGGCGGTACAGGTATCTATTACTCTGCGGATAATATCTGGATCATTGGTCGTCGTCAGAACAAAGAAAGTACAGGTATTATTGGATATGATTTCGTCATTAATATTGAGAAGTCGCGATATGTTCGCGAGAAGTCTGCTATTCCTATCAAAGTTCTTTTTGATGGTGGGGTATGTAACTACTCTGGTTTGCTGGACGTTGCTATTGCTGGTGGCTACGTTGTTAAGCCTTCCAACGGTTGGTATGCAGTTGTTGACCAAGAAACTGGAGAAATGGGTGGCAAGGTTAGGGTGAAAGAAACTCTAGAGAAAGAGTTCTGGGATCCTGTCTTTGAGAAAACTGACTTTAAAGAGTTCATCAAGAAACAGTATCAGTTTGGTATTGCTTCTGACGCTGAAGAACTAATTGATATGGAGGCAGTTGCTGATGGCGTGGCATGATGCGGATAACTACCTACTCGTCGAGCGTGAAGGGCTTGACGATTCTTGGGCAATACGTATCACCAAAGGTGCCTACACCGGAGTTGAATATAGTTACGGTGAAGTCTCCGTAGCTGAAGTTGACGAAAGCGAAGGCGGAAATGCCAAGCTTTCCTTTGAGTTTAATATCCACGAATTTCCCGAAGCGTTTACTCGGGAATCTTTGGAAGGCTCGAAGGAGTTCGGAGTGTATATTGGTGATATACTTACAGATGTTATTATGGGTGCGGTAGAGGAAAAAGAGAATGCAAGCAAATCTGGAAACAACAATACTTCGGAATCTTCTGACCAACGAGCAGTACGTTCGTCAGGTTATACCGTTTCTGAAGGCTGATTACTTTACAGAATCTCATGCATTCTTATTCAATCAGGTTGGCTTATTTGTAGCCAAGTATAATGCGCTTCCGACTAAAGAAGCATTTCTGATTGAACTGGATCAGGCTGATTCGAGGGGAGTTGATACGTCAGAGGTTTCTGAATTACTTCAGACTGTCTTCACTCCCGAAGAAGTCAATAAAGATTGGTTAATGGAAAACACCGAGAAATGGTGCCAAGATAAAGCTATTCATAATGCTATCCTTGAATCTATTTCTATTATAGACGGCAAACATAAAGACCTTACTAAGAATGCTCTTCCCGACATTCTTTCTAAGGCTCTTGGTGTTACCTTTGACCGTAATGTTGGTCACGATTATATCGACGGGTTTAAAGGTCGATATGACTTCTATCACAGAGTAGAAGATCGTATTCCGTTCGACCTCGATTACTTTAATAAGATTACTAAGGGTGGACTTCCACGTAAAACGCTAAATATTGCTCTTGCGGGTACTGGTGTTGGTAAGTCTTTGTTTATGTGTCATTGTGCTGCTAATTCATTAATGGAAGGTCGTAACGTCCTATACATTACTATGGAAATGGCAGAAGAACGTATCGCTGAACGTATTGATGCCAACTTAATGAATATCCCTATTGACCAGCTCGAATCGTTACCTCTTGAAACGTTTGAGAATAAGGTTCGTAAACTTGCTAAGAAAACTCAAGGCAAGTTAATCGTTAAAGAATATCCTACTGCGTCTGCCCACGTTGGTCACTTTAGAGCGTTGGTAAATGAATTGAAGCTCAAGAAGAACTTCGTTCCGGATATGATCTTTATCGATTACCTTAACATTTGCGGTTCATCTCGTATGAAGATGGGTGGTACGGTTAATACATATTCGCTTATCAAGTCTATTGCTGAAGAGATACGTGGATTGGCAGTTGAGCTAGATGTTCCTATTATGTCTGCTACTCAAACTACACGATCTGGTTATGGTAATACTGATGTTGGCTTGGAAGATACTTCTGAATCATTCGGTCTACCAGCAACGGCTGACTTTATGTTTGCGTTAATATCTACTGAAGAATTAGAAAAGCTCGGGCAGATTATGGTCAAGCAGTTAAAGAACCGATACAACGATCCTGGAATGCATAAGCGTTTCGTGATAGGCGTTGACCGTTCTAAGATGAAGCTATATGATGTTGAAGAATCTGCGCAATCGTTGATAGGTGGTGATTCTGATATACCAGATAAACCTTTAAGCACTTTCGGTGCCAATGAGAAGAAATCATTCTCTGGTATCCAAGTATAGTACCTAACGTTATATGGATATAGCAAAGTATTATAACGAAAGTGCTTTACTTTTAAATCNACTCGAGTTATAATACTTGTATTGAATAAATGAGGAAATAGAAATGGCTAATCATGTTTGGAATAACGTACAACTTTACACTTCTGATGGCAAACCACTCGATGTGTTCAGTCCATTAACAGATAAAGAAGTGATGTTAGATAACGCTCATGAAGTTTTAAACTTCCTTGGGGTGGATCTACCTGACGAAGATACTGTCAATACTCGGGATTGGTATATCGATAACATCGGAGCCAAATGGTGTAGTATTGAAGATATCGGCGAGAACTACCTAGCTCTGAATTCTGCATGGTGTCCGCCGACTGAACTGGTTGTCAATATGGTTAAAGCTCTATCTGAGCAATATCCTGATTGTTATGGTACTATTACTTATGAAGACGAAGCGTATTGTTTTGTCGGTTCTGCCCTTATCACGAAAGACGGTATCGACGAAATGAACGAATTGGACACTGACGATATTCTAGAGCAGTTTAACGAACAGCAAGAACTTGAAGGTGAGCCAACTGCAGAAGAACTTAATGATGTGTTTGAAGAAGAACTTACTGATAACTTCTATGACTTTATCATGACTAGGTTATCTCTTAACCTTGACGAAATGGTTGATTGCTATCTAGAGTATATCGCCGAAGAAAATAGTTAAAAAAAAGCTTTACTTTTGTAATGTAATGAGTTATAATACTTGTATTGAATAAATGAGGAAATGAATATGTCTAATGAAGCTGTTGATCGTCGTAATGAAGAATTAAAGCCTGGATCTCTATACTGGGTACATAACGTTGTAACTAATAAAGGTTATACCGTATATTCTAAGGAAATCCTTGACGCTAAAATTGAACGTGGTGATATAGGGGTTGATGAAATCGTACAACTACGTAAGTCGGCGGAATTCTAATGGAGTACTTACTAATGATAGTACTGGTTGCCCTTTCTTGTATCTTTACTTGGAAGAAGGCATATGCCAAAGGGTATCAGGAATCAAATAGATTGTCAGCAGTCGACTCCATCGCCATAGCGCTCGCTGCCCTAGAATCTTCTGGTGTTATAGAGAAGTACGTTGACGATGATGGTAATGAAGCCATCCGTGCAGGGAAAGGCATACTGACCATTGATGATTAATAAGTCCCCTAGTGGGACTTTCTTTTTATATAAATATAAGTATAATTGTCAAGTTTATTAAATGGGAATCTGATATGTACTCTTTCAAAGAATTTCTCTCCGAAGCTACAAAGCTCTGGTTTGGTTTAGAACATCTACCAAACAAATCCGGAACAGAGAAAGAACTCTATAAATTTTTACAACTACTCAAAAAGCATTACGGCAAGGAAGACGAGTTCTTCTATTTCGAGCCGAAGTACGATTACCGTAAAGGCAATAAGAGCCTTACTATCAAAGTTACAGATGCTCAGTTAATCAAGAAAGTTGCCGCATCCCCTTACCTAGCTGACTATGGATTTGTTCCTGCTGGTCAGAACTTNAAGTCTAGTCAAAAAGTAAAGGTTACTCTATATCCTTCTGGCGGTATGCGTGGTTCTGGTCGATTACCTAAAGTCGGCGAAGACGTCAAGATACCTTCAACTGATGAACAAGAAATGGGAACTATCCTATACTTTGAATCAGCTATGAAAGGAAAGCCACTTTCCGTAGAAGAAATCTCAAAGCAAGTTGGGTATAGGTTTGATGAGAACTGGTACTACTCGTTTGAAGAACAGTACAAAGCATTCCATTCTAATATGGGTTCGTTAAAGGGTTCTAAGATTTACCTAGATTCTGGTACAAACGATTCTAATATCCTTATACAGTTGGCTCGTAAGCTTGGTCTTAAAGACTTAAAAGATAACTGGAATCCAGCTGATATTTGGATTATGTCTATCAGTAAAACGAAGATTATCTCAGAATGTAAAGGTATGAAGACTCTCGCCGAGTTTAATGCGTATCTTGAAAAGAAGTTTGAATCAAAAGAGATAATTGGCGTTAGTCTTAAGAAAGTATCTAAGGGTAAACGTGGTAAGTTCGAAGTTGTTAAAGCAACTGATCTTCCTGACGTCGATTTGTCACCAGCACCTACTATCTTCAACCCATTCGCTAAGAACTTTATCTTCATGACTCAGGGAACTCCGTCTGGATTCCAAATCCGTACAGGTTATAAATCTGCATCGGTTACTGATGAAGGTAAGATTAGAGTTTACTTAGAAGGTCGCGAGAAAGGTTCTAACGTACAGCTTGGTGCGGTATCAG